ATGTTAGCAGATGACAATTTATTAAATATGGAAAAAGTTTTTAAAATACCAGTACATCAAATGCACACTTTTTTAGCACACAAATTTGATAAAATGACTCAAGAAGAAAAGTTGAGACGAGGAAATAACGCAATAGAATTATAATGAATCAGTACACAGAATTATTAAGATATTTAAGACAAAGACTTGAGGAGAGCGAGTTTATTAATACCATAACAACTGGTCAAGATATTGATATTAACAGAGCAAATATTTTCCCTTTAGCTAATATCGAAATAAACAATGCAGTTTTTACCAGCAACGCAACTATTCAGTTTTCAGTCCAGATACAATGTTTAGATTTGAGAGACATAAACAAGGAGATAGTAAACGATAAGTTTTATGAGAATGACAATGCAGTTGACAATTGGAACAATACACTTTCAGCTTTAAATGGCGTTTGGGTCAAAGCACACAGAGGTTTTGTAAATTTAGATATAACGGCAAGTGACAGTCCAAGTATTACAAAAATAGAGTTAGCAAATGAAAATTTATTGGACGGCTGGGAGTTAGATTTTAACGTTGAATTACCTACAAATCAAATAAGTATTTGCGAGGATTATTTGGCTCAAGAAACAAGAGAATTAATATTACAAGAAAATAATGCAAAAATAGAAATCTAATGGCAAATTTAAAAATATCAGAATTACCTCAAGCGTCCACTTTACAAGGCACAGAAGAATTAGCAGTGGTCCAAGGAGGCACAACTAAAAAAAGCACGTTAAATGACGTAAGAAATTACGCAACACGAAACTATATAACTCCTACTGACTTAACAGTTATTCCAGATGAGGTTGTAAACCTCAACGATGCTACTTATCAGTTTGCAGATATGATAAGATTGACTTGGAATGGCTCAAATGGTACTATGACTTTAAACCTACCAGACGCAACGGACAGTATAAATGTAAATAGAGTAATAAGATTTATTTCAAACGATAGTTTTGCAACCTCAACAAGAGTAAATCTAACGCCAATTTTAGGACAGACTTTAGACGGAAGTACAAATGCTTATGTTATAAATAAGGCATACGAGGGAATACAAGTTTGGAGTGACGGAACACAATGGTATATCATACAGAAAAAGGCATCTTAAATGGCGTTAGGCGATGCTTTAAATAAATTTGGTGCTGGTGTTGTCAAAGATGCTAAAAACAATCTAAAACGATATGACAAGGACAATGGAGCTTTAGAAAATAGTTTAAGTTATAAAGTAAATGTAAGTAAAAACAGTTTTCAGTTAGACATATACGCAGAGAAATATTGGACTTATGTTGACTATGGTGTTAAAGGAGTTGGAGGCACAAAGGCAGACAAGACAATATATGTAAATGGCGAAAAGAAAATAGTTAAGGGCGAAAAATGGCAAGTTAAAAGAGTAAACAACAGTAAATACAAGTATAAAGATAAAATGCCTCCGACAAGAGTTTTTAATATGTGGACAGTAAAAAAAGGCATAGCACCAAGAAATAAAAAAGGTCAATTCCAAACAAGAAAAGGACTTATGTTTGCAATAGCAAAATCTGTTTATCATACTGGAATTGAAACAACTGGTTTTTTAACAACGCCATTTAATAATCAATTTAATAAACTGCCAGAAGAAGTTGTTTTGGAATACGCATTGACAGTAGAAAATTTATTAAAAACAACATTAAAAAGTAAAAAATGATTAAGAGTTTAAGTCCGTATTATGTAACGACACCTTGGACAAATCCAGTAGATAATATTGTATGTTCTAGTTATACAATGCTAATATATATTTGGAATGGAAATAAAAATACTCCACCAACTGCAACGTATCAATTCACAAAGAAAAATGTAGCTGGAGAAACTGGAAATGACAAAGTAGATATTGCTAGGTTAGTTTCAGATTATATTGATTTCACGCCAAAGGATATAACCACAACATCAATAGTTGACGGAGACAATCAAATGTGGGTAAAACATAGTGTTTATTATAATGGCGTTGTAACACCTCAACAAGAGGCTACCGATATAATGAGTCTTGCTTATAGCTGGGGAGACGAGGGCGAAAATGTTACTACTATTGAAAATAATATTTTGATTAGACCATTGGAATATTTAACGAGCAGACAAAGTATGTTTATTGTTCCTTTATTATCTCCAAATAAAACAGAGGTTATTACAGTAATAAGTGAGCCAAATGGGGAAATAAACACCAGCTTTAATATTGGAGAAACCCTTGCAAGTAGCGAAGTAGTGCAATATTTATTTATAAGAGTTGCAGACGCTCCAACAGACGAATTAATAAACATAAATTATAATAATAAAACTGTTACTTTATTTCCAGTTGAAGATTGTAAATATGAGCCTTTAGATATTTACTTTCAAAATAAAGAGGGAGCAGAGCAGATATACACTTTTTTTAAAGAGAGAACTCAAAGCTTTACAACTACGGACGAAGAATATCAAAGCAGTCAAGGTCAAGCGATTAACGGCAAACATCAATTTGTTAGATACAACGTAAACGGCAGAGAAAGTCTTGACGTTAATACTGGTTTTATAGATGAGGAAATGAATATTGTATTGACCGAATTATTACTGTCGGAGAAAATCTGGTATAAAGAAAATAATAATCTTATACCATTGAATATCGAAAGTAAAAGTATGACTTATAAGACACGTCAAAAAGATAGACAAATACAGTACGATATTAAATTTAAAAAGAGTTATAATCTCGTAAATAATAGCTAAAATGAAGTCAGATATTTACATAGGTGGAACAAAAGTTGACCAATTTAAAGATGAGTCAGCAACAGTTGTTTCAAATGTTTTAGATATTTCAAACATAGAGAAGAATTTAGGCGACTATTCCAAGACTTTCACAGTACCAGCTAGTAAGAATAACAATTTATTATTTAAGCATTGGTATAACGCTAATATTGATAATCAGTTTGACGCCAGAGTAAAAGTTGACGGAAGAATTGATATTGACGGAATGCCATTTAGGATTGGTGCTTTTAGATTAGCCAAAGTAAATGTTAAAAATCAAAAAGTCAGTAGCTATACGTTAAACTTTTTTGGAAACTTTGTATCGTTAAAAGATATTTTAGGAGAAGACGAATTAAGTAATTTAAGTTTTTTAAATAACTATAATCATACATTTAGCTATAATAATGTAAAAACTGGATTACAGAGTAGTTTATTTGCTACAGATGTGAAATATACGTTAGCGTCTGGCAAAAGATATTATTATAATTCTAATAATTCACTTGACGAAACGGAGCAAATAAGCAATATAGATTGGGACGGAATTTCTGGAGGCAATTCGAGTAACGGAGTTAATTATCAAGATTTAAGACCAAGTTTAAGACTGATAAGAATAATTGAGGCAATCGAACAAGAATACGGCTCAAGTCAAATAGTACAATTAGAGGTTACAGTTAGCACAACAAATAGCTTTAATTCTTTTTGTAAGATAACTTTAAATGGTCTTACTTATGAAATACCAGTTACATTTGGAACACCAACGTCAAACGCTTTACAAATAAGACAATATTTAGAGGCTTTTGTTCCAGCGTATAGAGTAATTCAAAACGGAGCAATTTTAACGATTACCTCTGTTGTTGGTGGTTTACAATTAGACCCAGTATTTGAGCAATATACGGCTACTGATATGGAGGCAACTTTTACTCTTATAAAGTACGGAACAGATGAAGACGGATTGTCATTTTCAAGAGAATTTTTTAACACAGAGGAGTTTCAAAATTTATATTTATGGTGCGATGACGATGCAACAGAGGGAATTGGTAGCGTTATAAGGAAAGTTGAATTTGATACCTCGACAAGTCCAAATATAAGCACAGTAACAAACGAGGGTACTTTTAATTTAAACGCTGGAGATACATTAAAACTTAATTTTTGGGCAAAAAGAGATACTCCAACGGCTCCAATTAATCGACCATTTCCCCAAACTAATTACAAGAATATACATATCAGATTATATGTTAACGGAGAGATTTATTCTCGAAAAAATACACAATTTGGCTGGATATATTGGGACGCAAGTAATTTAGCCGAAGTTTTTGCGAGATTAAATGTTGAATTTATTGCTGAAACTGGAGGCACATATACTATTTTTTATGAAATTAGAACAGTTGCACAAGATATTGATTTTGTCAAATGTGTCCCAATTATAAACGGAACAGCTAATGGTTTAGCAGAGGGAGGAGGAGCAACAAATAACGCACAACCAATATTTAATTTTACTAATAATATGCCAGAGATAAAAATTATAGATTTTCTCAAAGGCTTATTCGATATGTTTAAATTGGTAGTAATTGCTCAAGATGACGGACAACTTTACGTAAACACTTTAAATAATTACTATCAAGAGGGATTTAACTACGATTTAACGAACTATATTAATTTTGATACGTATGACGCCAACAGAGGAGAGTTATTAAAGGAAATCGAATTTAAGACAGTATCTCCGACAACTAATTTGGCTATTCAGTTTCAAGAAAATAATAATACACCATACGGAGAGGAGAAAGTTGATTTAAAAGACGCAAACGGAAAACCATTAGACGGAGGAACTTTAAAAATAGAGTCTCCATTTGAGCAACCAGTTTATGAAAGAATAATTGACCAAAATACTGGAGACTTAAAAGACATTCAAGTTGCTGGTATTTATGACCGAGATTTAAACCCAGTTAATCCAGCACCAATAATTCATTATATTAATAATGTAACGATGCCACAATTTACATCTATAAAAATGCGTGACGAAGACGGAGTTGGTTTTGAAATAGCTGGAAATATGAATAACATTTCAAGTGATTTTCCATTAAGTCAGCCTAGTTATTCTGTTTTATTTGGTAGCGAGTTTTCGACTTGGGATAGTGCGTTGGTAACAAATACGCTTTATAAAAATCATTGGTCAGATTATATCAGTAATATATTTAATATCAAAAGAAGAATTTGGAATTATACTGCAAACGATTTGCCTTTAAATATCATTAATAATTTAAAGTTAAATGACGTGTTAAAAATTAGAGATAATCAATATAGAATAAATAAATTTAGTGTTGACTTACTTAATGGAAATACAACTTTTGAACTTATAAACGCTTTTGATACAATATTAATACAAATGCCAGAATTAATACAACTAACTAGCGATGAGCAAACAATACGATATGAGATAGCTAATTTACAAAATTATACAATAGATTTAGTATCGAATGGGTTTGGTACTTTTTGGATAAATATTCCAACTGTACATTGGGTTAAATTCCCAAACAGATTAGATATTGAAATTGACGCTAACCAAGATGTTGGAGCAGTACCAAGGTCAGTATTTATAATATTAAGTTTAGACGGAGTAGAAATACAAAGAACATTAATCGCACAATCCAACTAATATGATTGCAGAAATAATAAATACATTGAGACAAAACGATTTTTATGGTGCTGGAGAAAACACTGAAATCGCAAAAGGGAAAAAAGAAATGATTACCTCCTTAAAAGGTATAACAAGAAAAATTAAGAGAGTATGCCTATCACAAAAACAATAGTTGTAAAAGTTGAAGACAAAGCAACTGCAAAAATAAAAGATGTAGAAAAGTCAACTAAAAAACTCAACAAATCTGTTGGAACTTCTGCAAAAGGTGTTAAGGGATTAGCTGGTAGTTTTACTAAAGGATTTGGAGCAGTAAAAACTGCCGTTTTATCAGCAATTCCAGCCCTAAACGCTTTTAAATTATCAATGATTAGTACTGGTGTTGGTGCTTTAGTTGTAGGATTAGGAGCATTAATAACTGTATTTAAAAAAGCTCAAGACATTGGCTCAAAATTTGCAAAAGAAATAAGTACATTAAGAGCCGTAACTGGCAAAACTTCCGAGCAATTATCTAGTTTAACACTACAAGCGAAAGAACTAGGAGCGACAACACAATTTACTGCTATTGAAGTGGTGCAACTGCAAACAGAGTTAGCAAAATTAGGATTTACAGTTAAAGATATTGAAAATTCTACTCCGTCAATTCTTGACTTAGCGGCTTCTCTAGAAATAGATTTAGCATCTGCGTCTGAATTTGCTGGGAGCGTTGTAAGGTCATTCGGTTTAACAACTAAAGAAACTGCAAAAGTTGTAGATGTTATGGCTTTAAGTACTTCAAAATCTGCATTAAATTTTGAGGCATTAAGAGAAAGTTTAAAGGTGGTTGCTCCAGTATCTAAAGCAACTGGCGTTAGTTTAGAGCAAACGGCAGCTTATCTAGGAACACTTGCAAATAATGGTCTTAAAGGAAGTATGGCTGGAACTGGACTTTCAAAAATGTTTATTGAATTAGCCAAAAAAGGAATTACAGTTGAGGACGCATTTGCGAAAGTCAATAATTCTAGTGACAAATTAAATACTGCAATAAAATTAGTTGGAGCCGTTGGTGCAAAATCATTTTTAACATTAGCAGAGGGAACAGAGTCTACATTAGAATTAAAAAGGGCTTTTGACATTGCTAGTGGAAGTGCTAAAGATATGGCAGAAATAAGGCTTGACAATTTGGCTGGAGATACTACTAAACTTTCGAGTGCGTGGGACGGATTTCTTTTGAATATAGAAGACGGAACTGGAATTTTAACTCAATTAGCTAGAGGATATATTCAATTGCTTACCAAAAGAATCTCCCAATTAACAACTGGAATGCAAATTTTATCGGCTGCTTTTAAAAACTTTTTTGAGTTTATACCTAAAGGCTTTGAGTCTACAAAAATGGTTTTTTCTGGTGCTTTTGATTTTATGAGTGCAAAATTAAAACTTTTTGCTGGAGATACTATGTTAGTGCTTTCTAAAATACCGATTATAGGAGAGGCAATAGACACAACAAATATAAAAAAGAATTTATTTGAGGCTGAAAAATTACTTGAGTCTTCTCAAAATAGAATGGCTCTTGGTGTTGAAAAATTTGCAGATGCAAGAAAACTTTTGACAGTTGCTGGAATTTCAAAAACTATAAATGCAGAGAAAAAACTTTTAGCAGAGGCACAAATTGAAAAAGCTTTAGCAGAAGAAAAAGCACAAACAAAACCAGAGTCAAGCGATGAAGATATTAAAAAAGAAAAAGAAAGACTAGATAAAATATCTAAATTTAAAGAGGCATTAAATAAAAAAGACGAGGATTTATATGCTAAAACCGAAGAAGAAAAATTAGAGTTACAAAGACAAAGGGCACAACAGTCTTTAGATTTATTAAAAGGTAGCACAGAAGAAAAAAGGGAGGCACAACTATTAATAAATGAATATTATGATGAGTTAGAGCTACAATTAGAAAACAAAAAATATAAAGAAAGTGAAGAATTAAAAAGAAAAAATCAGCAAACAGTCGATGCAATAGATGACGAATTTAGAATTAAAAATCTTGAGACAGAAGAAGAAAGAAATATTGCACAAATAGAAAAAGACAGAGACGCAAAATTAAAAGAATTAGAAGATTTAAAAGCAACCGAAGAAGAAAAAGCACAAGTAAAAAAATACTATGCTGGACTTATAGAGAATGAAAACCAAAGCACAAGCGATAAAGAGAAACAAGACGCTCAAGATGTAACAGACGCAAAAATTGGAATTGCAAACGCTGGTTTAAATGTTTTAGGTGCTATCGCAGAGGAGGGAAGTGCATTATCAAAAGGCGTTGCAGTAGCACAAGCGACAATGAATACTTATCAAGGTATAACGGCGGCTTTAAGTGCCGTTTCAACTGTTCCAGACCCATTAGGACAAGCGTTAAAAGTAGCAAATGCAATATCGGTTGGCGTTATGGGTTTAATGAATGTTAAAAAGATATTAGCAACAAAGCCAGTAGAAAAAACTGCTCCAAATATTAGTCTCGGAGCTGGAGGAGGAGCACCAGCACCACCAAGTTTTAATTTAGTTGAAGGAAGTGCTGACAATCAAATTGCAAATAGTTTAAATGACCAAAACCAACAACCAATAAAAGCATTCGTTGTGACAAGTGACGTAACCTCTGGTCAAGAAATGGACAGAAACATTATCGAGAATAGTAGTTTATAACTTTTTTATTATATTAGCAAAGTAATTTTTTGAATAGATTTTAGTTTTTAAACCTCAAGCGTTGGGAAGTGTTTGGGGTTTTTTTATTGCAAAAGTGTAACAATAACCTTTTTAATTTATTATTAGGTTATGAAAACATATAGTGCAAATTTCAAAAAAAATTCAAAAGGCGTTTTCGCAATTTCATTAGTAGACGACCCAGCAACACAAGAACACTTTATTGCAATGTCCAAGCCACAAGAGATTAGACTGGCAGATGTAGATAAAGAGCAACGTATTGTTATGGGCTTAGTATTACAACCAGACCAATTAATTTACCGAAATCAAGGAGGTCAAGAGTTTAATATTTACTTTAGTGCTGAAACAATAAAAGAATTATCACAAAACTTTTTACAAAGTGGTTTTCAATTAAATAGCAAATTAGAACATAACGAGTCAATCGAGGGCGTTAGTTTTGTTGAAAGCTGGTTAGTAGAAAATCCTAAAATTGACAAGTCTTACAACTTTGGTTTTGAATATCCAAAAGGCAGTTGGATTGCTACAATGAAAGTGGACAATGACGAAATTTGGAACAACTACGTTAAGACTGGAAAAGTAAACGGCTTTTCAGTAGATGCAATGGTAGATTTGCAAGAAATTGAAATGTCAAATAATAATTTAAAGACAGAAGAAATGTCAAACGAAAAAAAATCATTATTGAGCCAAATGGAAGTTTGGTTTACAGAAAACATTTTGACTAAAAAGAAAGTTGAAATGGGAGAGGTTAGAAGTGGAGAAATTGTTATCACTTATGACGGAGAAGAATTGGAAGTTGGTATGCCAGTATTCGTTGAAAGCGATGAGGAGCGTATTAGCTTACCAGACGGAGACTATCCAACAGAAATGGGGTTAGTGATAGTAAATGACGGAGTAGTATCGGAAATCAGAGCAGAGGGCGATGAAGAAGTAGACAAGAAAGTTGGAGAAGATGAAAGCGATGAGCAACTTGGATATGGTGGAGATATGAAGAAAAAGAAAAAAGCAATGTTAGATAGCGATGTAATAAACTCTATCAAATCAATTTTAGTTAAGTATTCAGAAGATATGGACGCTAAACTTGAAGAAAGATTTAACAATTTCTCAACTGAATTGACTTCTCTAAAAGAAGAAAATGCGAAACTAAAAAGTGAGGTTACTGAATTGAGCAATCAACCAGCATCAAAACCGATAGTTTCAAAACCAGCTACTCAAAAAGTGGCATTAACTAGAAAAGGGCGTTTAAGACAAGCAATTGACAACGCAAAAAATTAATTAATAAAAAGAACATTTAAAATGGAAAATGTAAATTTAGCAACCACTGTAACAGTAGCGTCAAATTACGCTGGAAAAGTTGCTGGTGGAATTATCGGTTGTGCTTTTAAAGAGGCTGACACACTACGTTTAGGTTTATTAACAGTAGCTGAAAACGTAAATTACAAATTGAACTTAAGAAAAATCGCTTATACAAGTGGTTTAACTGATTACACTTGTGGCTTTACTCCAGCGGGAGCAGTTACTTTGTCAGAAAAGGTATTGGAGATTAAAAAAATAATGAATCCAATTCAAGTATGTAAAGAAGATTTCAGACAAACTTGGTCAGAAGACCAAATGGGAGCTTCTGCATCAAATCCAAATGAGCCAACTGAAATTTTAGACGCTATCCAAACAAACTTATTAGATAGTACGGCTGAACAAGTTGACAATGATATCTGGAATGGAAACGGAGCGACTGACGGAGAGTTTGGAGGTCTTGTGGCACAATTTACGGCTGACGGAAACGTTATCAAAGCTGGAAACGGAATTGTTGCTGGTGGGGCACCGATAACAGAGGCAAACGTTGAAGCTGAACTTAAAAAAGTTTTAGAGGCAGTACCAGTTGCAATAAGAAGAAAAGATTTAACAGTTGCAGTTTCTCCAGACGTATTCCAATCATACTGGTTTTACCTAGTATCTAAAGGAATTGCAAATGACGGAAACGCAGAGCCAAAGCAAGTACGTTTTGGACGTTACACTTTAACAGAAGTAAACGGATTAGCAGACAATACAATAGTTGTATTTGAAAAAGCTAATGTTGTTTTTGCTACTGGATTACAAGCTGATTTTAACGAATTATCTTTAGTTGACGAAGATAGCATTGGACTATTGACTGGACAGATAAGAGGAAAAATGGTTTACGGAGCAGCCGTAGGTTACTATTGTTCTCAAGACATAGTTTGGTATCTAAGTACTACTGCATAATTATTAACAGACTGATTATCAGTCACTTAAAAATAAAATACAATGAGTTGTGATATAAGCCAAGGACGTTTAAGAGCGTGTAAAGACGGATTGGGAGGTAACTCCGTATTATATTTATATAATGGATTAAAAGATGCATTCACTATTACAAGTGGAGAGGCAACTTCAATAAATGCTGGGTTGACGGCAGTTTACAAATTTGAATTAGAGGGAGATTTAAATACTCTTGAACAATCTCAAGTTGGAGACAGAAATACTGGAACAGAAGTTAATACCCAAACATTAACAATTTCACTAAAGAAAATTGATGCGTCTACAAACGCACAGTTTAATTTATTAGTTGCTGGATACCCTCAAGCTGTTGTGGTTGACAGAAACGGAAACTGGCATTGTTTAGCGTTAGATGACGGAATGGATTTTACAGTTGTTTCAACTACTGGAGGAGCAAAAACCGATATGAATGGATATACCTTAACTGGTGTAGCTACGACTAGAGATTTAGCACCATTAATGGACAGTGCAACACAAACTGCATTTGAGGCATTAGTAGTGTAATTATATAAATAATAATTGACCAAAACCCTATTCAGAAATGTTTAGGGTTTTTTTTATAACAAAAATCTCTTTTTTTTATTATTATGTTATGGTAATAAATCCAAACAATTTAACGCATACAATTAGAGTTGTTCCAAGATACTATCCAACAGATACAATTAATCTTTTTCTGTATAACGAGGCTACTCAAGAAACGAGTAATCCTAATGCGACTTACTCTAATGCAGATGTATATACTGAAATCACTTTTGATTTTACATTTAAGGAAAGCGATAAACACCAAATCAAAATATTAGATAGTAACGATGAGGTGGTTTATCGAGGTTTAAGTATTGCAACAAGTCAAGAGCCACAAGAGTATTTAATTACAAAAAATGCGTATTATTATTAAGATATGGACATAAAATTAATAACTTTATCAAATTACGTAAGACCAAAGGTTGTAGAAAACAAATCTAGAGGCTATGTGTTAAACGGACACCATAACAGTTTTTATCAGTATATCATTGATAGAAATAACGGAAGTCCAACAAATTCTTCAATAAACGAAACATACACGAGTTTAATTTACGGAGGTGGTTTAACTTACAAGAATGGAATTTACGGAGTTAATGATTGGGCGAAATTACAAACAATATTAAGACCAGCAGACGTAAGAAAAATGGTCACAGACTTTCAAGTTTTTGGAGAGTTTGCGTGTCAAGTTATTCAGACAAAAGGAGGAGACATTTCAAGTATAAAGCATATTCCAAAACAAATGATTGTGCCGAGTATATGCAATGAAGATTATGAGATTGATAGTTATTGGTATTCTAGAAACTGGAGAAAATTAAATCAAAATGCACCAGAGCAGTTTCCAGCTTTTGGATATGACGCAGACGCTCCAATAAGTATTTTTGTTGGAAGTCCATACACAGTTGGAGACGTATATTTTGCAAGTCCAAGTTATCTTTCTGGAATGCCTTATTGTGAATTTGAGGAGGAACTGGCAAACCTAAATATAAATTCAATTAAAAATGGTTTAAGTGCTGGATATATAATAAATGTACCAAACGGAAAATCACTTACGCCACAAGAAAAAGACGATTTTGAAAGACAAGTAAGAAATCGATTAACCAGAACACCAAACGCATCGCAGTTTATTTTATCTTTTAATGGTGCTGACGTTGAAATAACAGTTACTCCATTACCTCAAAATTCTGCTATACACAAACAATGGGATTGGTTAAGTGGAGAGGCTAAAAATCAGATTATGACGGCTCACAGAGTCATTTCTCCTAGTATTATTGGTTTAAGCACCTCAAGTGGTTTTAGTAGCGTTGCAGACGAAATGGATATGGCAGAGCGTCAAATGGTAAAGCGAGTAATTCAGCCTAAAAAAGATTTTATTACTGAAAGCTTTGAACATATAATATCGCAATTCGGAATGAATTTAGATTTGATGTTTAAACCATTAACGGAAGACAAATTAAAAGATAGTAGCGAGGAGAACAATACTGGAGTTGGTCTAAAAAAAAAAGATAGCATTGACGAGTTTATAGCAATGGGAGAAGAAAGTCTTGACGGATATGTTCCTATTGATGTAAGACGATGCGACGAGGTTACTTTAACAGAGGCAGTACTTGACGATTACCTTTTGGAAATGACAAAATCTCCAAAGGCAACGCCAAAAAAAAAGAGTAAACAAGATACGAGTTTATTTGCAGTACGATACCGATACGCTGGAGCACCAAGCCAAAGCAATCAAAGAGAGTTTTGTACAAAGGTGTTAAGTGCAAGAAGATTTTACAGAATAGAAGATTTGGATAAGCAGTCAACTGCTAATTTAGACTTTGCTCCAAAGGGTCAAAATTCTTATAATATTTTTCTTTTTAAGGGAGGAGTTAACTGTAAACATTGGTTCGAGAGAGTTATTTTCTTAAAAGAAAACAATAAAAGAATAACAGTTACAAAGGCAGTTAAAATGATTTTGGAATTAGAGCCAAGCGAAAGAAAAGACGCTAAATGGGAAACTAATCCAAAGCAAGTTGCACAAATCGCAGAGCAACAAAATAATTACTGGAGTCTAACGCCAAATTATAGAAAAAGTGGAGTAACACCTCAAAGATTGGCTAAAGATGTTGAGGTTGAATTTGAAAGTTACAATGATTATCCAGATAGTGCAAAGAATAACGCTCAAAAAGTTTTAGACTGGAGGGAGAAATACGGAAGTGAAGTAAAAGGAATGACAAGTGTTGGTTGGGTACGTGCAAATCAATTAGCAAAAGGCAGAAATATTAGCCGTTCAACGATTGCGAGAATGTCAGCATTTCAAAGACACAAAAAAAACGCTGAAGTAAGTGCAGAAAATAAATCGACTCCTTGGAAAGACAAAGGTTATGTTGCTTGGCTAGGCTGGGGAGGTACTTCTGGTATAAACTGGGCGTCAAAGAAATTAAAACAAATAGATAAAAAATAGACAAATGGCAGAGTTTTTATTTGTAACACCACAAGAAATCGCAAAGACCACCATATTAGGAGGTAATTTAGATATTGATAAGTATGTTTTCTGTATTGCTAATACTCAAATTACTGTATTAGAGGCTCTTTTAGGCACTCAACTATATAATTATATAATAGCTGGTGCTGAGAACAATACACTCGCTGGAAAGTATCTTACATTGTATAATAACTATGTAAAACCAATAACTAAAAACCAAGCTTTAGCGTCTTATATAGAAATTTCTCCTTTTACGATAGCTAATGGAGGTGCTTTTAAATATACTCCAGAAAATACTCAATTAATGGACAAAGAGGATATTGTAATGTTAAGTCAAAAATATTCTGGATTGGCTGATATGTATATTATAAGATTTGAAAAGTGGATATGTAAAAACCCATTACCAGAATATAAAGTTTGTCAAGAAGAAGTTGACGCAGAGAAAAAACTAAGAAATATTGGAGGCTGGTATTTTGGAAACGCAAATAATTATAATACAAGAAAACCTTATAATGATTATTTATTAGATGACTGTAATTTAGGCTGCGATGAATAATTGTGATATTTCAAATATAGAAGATAGGATTTGTAAAAATTTACAAGGTGGAATTGATGCGATTTATTTATTTCCTTTTGTAAAGTATTCACGTTCTCAAATCAAAACTTTAGGACAGAAATTAGTAGAGTTTCCAACAACTCAGATTTATACTTATTTTAGTCAAGTTGCAGATTTCAGCGAGTCTACAAGTATTGAAAGAGGGAATGTGACTTGGACACAGACTTTAAATTTAGAGTTGCTTAAAACTTACGAAGGAAGCGAGGTCTATAAACTGGTAAATAAAGATTACAGAGCAATTTTTATCGATAGGGTTGGCAATATTAGAATACTTGGTTTATATAATGGTTGCGAGGCTACTGTTACCGATACAACTGGTAGCGATAAATCAAGTGCCAATAGTTATCAAATTACAATAACTGCAAAAGAAGATAACCAAGCGTATTATATGGATAGTTTACTTCCAGAATTTATAATTGACGCAGAAAAAAATTACATATTTAACGAAAGTCCAGATACAAATTTTGTATTTAACGACTCAATTTTAACGAATTACATATTTAACGATTAAAAAATGGCACTAGATAACGAAAAATTAACGGAAAGACCAGCATTAACAAACTCTCAAGATACTGATATTATTCACGTTGTTAGAGGCAATGTAAGTTATCAAAAAGAGGCACAAAATTTTAACGCTGGAAGTATATCTTCTTTAAACGATGTTGGAGACGTAAATGTAACTGGAACACCAGATGATTACTATTTACAATGGAATGGTACACAATGGGTGGCACAACCTATTCAATTAAGCGACTTAATAGACGTTGTTATTGACGGAGCTACTTTAACTGACGGACAAATAATTGCTTATGATAGCAACGATGACGAATGGCAAAATATAGATATTCCAACTGGTGCAACTGTATTAAACGACTTAACAGATGTAAATGCTCCGTCACCACAAGACGGAAATTTTTTAAGATATGATTCCGCTACTTTGAAATGGGTTTCCAATAGTTTGGAGATTTCAGAAATTGAAGATGTTGTTATTGACGAAAATACTCTTGCTGAAGGACAAATTTTAACTTATGATAGTACCGAAGAAGAATGGGTTAATACAACTCCGTCTTTTGTAGATGAATTTATTGAGTTAACAGACACACCAGTAAGTTATGATTGTCAAAATGGGAAAAACGTTAAAGTTGGTTATGGATTACCAAATCCAACTGAATTAATATTTACTCCAGATTATATGGATTTTGCTTGTAGTGATGAAGATAGTGACTTAGCAGTTACTAGAGTTTTTACAATGATTTGCAATAGAGATTATCCTTATGTTTCGTCAGTCGAGTTTTCAGTAACAGAAGCTCCAACTGGTGCAAATTTAGAATTTGATGTTTTAAAAAACGGAACAACTGTTTATACTATAACACCAAGTATTGACGCTGGAGAAAAACTTACTGCGACTGCAACAACTCAACAACAAATAAATGGCTCTAATTTTAGTTTAGCAATTGGAGATGAATTAAGAGTACTTATTACTCAAGTTGGAAGTACAGTTGCTGGAGCTGGTTTAAAAGCTACTATGGTTTATAATAACAGACTTTGTATTTAAAATAAAATAATATTATGCATTTTATAAATTCTTATAGATACGTTCAACCAGTTGTTGCTGGTGGATTTGAAACTCGTTGGACAACCACAAGTGTAAATGAAGTAATTGAATTGCCATATAAGTCTAACGGAGTTTATTCTGGAACTATTGATTGGGGAGACGGAAGTATTCCAGTCGCAAATACTTACGCAAATAGGTCACACACTTACTCAACGGCTGGAGATTATAATATTATAATTGACGGAGAATGCTCCCATTTCGACACTCAAAGTAATACTACATCAAGAGACAAATTAAAAGAAGTTTTAGGATTTGGAACTTATACTTTTTCTACTTTAAGAATGCGACAATGTTCAAATCTTATAGGAGGGCCGAATTGTAGAGATACGCCAATTATAAATAGTGGAGACTCTGGTTTTATGTTCTATAATAATACGAATATGATTACTTTCCAGTATATAGAAAATTGGGATTGGACAAACGTTCCAAATCCTTTTTGGGCGTTTATGAATTGTCAGCAATTTATAGGCGATTTATCTAATTGGGATATGAGTAATTGTTTAAACGTTTCTTATATGTTTTATAATTGTTACGCTTTAAATTTTGATGCGAGTGGTTGGGATTTGTCAAATTGTACTAGAGTAAATCAAATGTTTTCTGGTATGACTTTGAATTTTAATAGTGATGCTCCATTTGATTTAACAAGTGCAACCAGTAACGCTTATTCTCTTTTTTATAATTCTCAACAGTTTAACGGAAATTTAACTGGAATGGACACAAGTACACTTACGAGAATGGACAATTTTATAGCACGAACAAGTTTTAATAATTCTAGTATTAATACTTTAGATGTAAGTAATGTACAAAATTTTCAAGGTTGTTTTACAGACATTCATACTGTAAGTGGAGTTTCATTTAATCAAGACTTAACAAATTGGAATACGTCTAGTGCAACGAATATGCAAACTATGTTTAAAGGCAATGATAATTTTAATGGAGATATAACTGGCTTTAATACTGGACTTGTTACAACTATGAAAGATATGTTTTCAACTTGTTATCTTTTTAATCGTGATATTTCGAGCTGGAATGTTATCAATGTTGATAATTTTGACAAAATGTTTTATAGTGCTGATGCTTTTAATCAAAATATAAGTAGTTGGAATACTTCTAGTGCAACAAATATGTATCGAATGTTTTACAATTGTAATAATTTTGACCAGCCTATTGGAAGTTGGGACGTTGGAAACGTTACCAATATGGAAAGTATGTTTCAACTTGCTACTGATTTTGACCAAAATTTAAGTGCTTGGGATTTATCTTCAATTACTAATATGGCAAGTTTTATGAGTAATAGAACACACTTACAATTCAGCTCGACAAATTATGATAATTTATTATATGCTTGTTTACAAGGAGGTCAATTAAATGTTACTTTAGGAATGGGAACAATAAAATATACAGTAAGTGGACAAGCCAGAAGAAATACATTAATTTCAAGAGGCTGGACAATAACAGACGGAGGATTAGTATAAAAAAATAATTATGGCAAACTCAATAGATTTTCCAACGGAAACAAAATGGTTTATAACTTACAATGACGAAGAAGTTATTATAAGTTGGGGAGACGTTACTCCAGAAGAAACTATGACAACTGGGCAACCAGTTTTAACGACTTTTGATAACGAGGAGGATTGGGCAGAGGTTTTAATTGAAAACGGAATAAATCCTTATCCAGAGCCACCAGTACCACCAGAGCCACCAACACCACCAAACCCAGACGATTTTGAGGAGTAAAATTTTATTAGTAACAGTATTGTTATCAATGATAATAATTGCAATGATTATGGCGAGTAATGGAAAATAAAAACCCTAAATTAATAAAAAACGGAGGCAAAGGCACAAACGTTGGAAATGCTTTGCGTTGGTTGGCTTTGACTGGAAAAAAAGTTGCTCCAGAGCTTTTAGAATTAGCTGGAGAAATTACTGGCGTTCAAGGTTTGGCTAAATTAGGGAATGCGATTAGAAGTGACAAAAATCTACAAAATGCAGATAAAGAATTGTTGCTACTAGAAATGGAAAATGATATGATTGAAATGGTCGAAATGACCAAGAGGTTAAAAATCGACAATGAGCATACGATTACAAGACTTATAAGACCAGTTACTTTCGGTTGTATGTTTATCTTATTTCTTTCAATGGTATTTTTTGACGGAAACATTGGTAGCTTTAAAATAAATCCTTTATATATTCCAGTCATACAATCTTTATTTGGCACAATGACTATTTTTTATTTTGGAAGTCGAGGCATTGAAAAGGTTATGAAAACAATTAAAAAAAGTGATTAAAGAAAAAAAATATAAAATGAATATTACAGATATTAAAATGGCTATACTCGGCACGTTGGGTTTATATATAAATTTAAGTGGATTTAACACCTTTATTGCGACACTTACTGGAGTTGTAATTCTTGGATATACAATCTCACGTTGGTACTATCTAATCAAAGAAAATAATAAATCAAAAAATAAAAAGAAATAATTTCGTATATTGTTGGCTAACAATTTATTATGTCAGAGCAAAATAGAAACACAACAAGATTAAGATTAAAACAAGACGAAGTTGATATTATTAATGAGTATCGAGGCTTAAAAGAAGTAGCCGAAGAAAGTGGAGTACATATTGACGATGTGAAACACGCTTGGCTTAAAAGCGACAATGCAAGTCTATTCGTAAAAAATCCAAATTTTCAGTCAGTAAAACGAAATAAATTCGTTGAAGATTTGATTAAGGAATTAGATAATTACTCTCCACAATATCCAGAAATAAAAAGAGAAAAATCTAAAGCTGGACACTTAATGGTTTTAGACCCAGCAGACATTCACATTGGAAAATTATGTACTAGATTAGAAACTGGTCAAGAGTATAACTCTCAGATAGCCGTTAAACGAGTTTTAAGAGGTGTTAGAGGCGTTTTAAAATCTTCCAATGGGTTTGATATAGATAAGATAAATTTTATCGCTGGAAACGATATTTTACACATAGATACTCCACATCGTAAAACTACTTCTGGAACTCCACAAGATACGGACGGAATGTGGTATGAGAATTTCTTAATGGCTAAAAAGCTTTATGTAGATGTTTTGGAGATATTATTGTCAATTGCTGATGTACATTTTACATTTAATCCAAGTAACCACGATTATATTAGTGGCTTTATGTTGTCACAAACTATTGAAAGCCATTTTCGACATTGCAAAAATATAACTTTTGATACTGGTATTGCTCACAGAAAATATTTTACTTATCATAACAACTTAATCGGTACTACTCACGGAGACGGAGCAAAGATTGGAGACTTACCAAACTTAATGGCTCACGAGAGTAACGATTGGAGCAACTGCAAAAAGCGTTATTTTTACACTCATCACGTCCACCATAAAACAAGTAAGGATTTTATAGGTTGCACAGTTGAAAGCTTGAGAAGTCCTAGCACGTCAGACAGTTGGCATCACAGAAACGGATATACTGGAGCAGTTGAAGCCGTTGAGGCGTTTATACACCATAAACAATATGGTCAAATTGCTAGATTGACTCACATTTTCGAGTAGTTTTTTTATTTTTCTTCAAAAAAGTTATCAATACATTTGGTGGATAACTATATTCTTTCTATATTGCAGTGTTGTTAGAAACAAAACAAACAAAAACAAAACGTAAAACACTAAAAATCAACAAGTTATGAGAAATTCAATCAAAGACACAATCAAAGTAATAGAAGAATTAGATGTACAAATTAAGCAGAATCTTGAAAACGATGCTGAGATAGTAGAATTATTAAAAGCAAAAGGAGAGGCTCTAAAATTAGTTAGTACACTAAATAAACTTTGGAAATAATAACCTTAAAAACAAAACAAAATGAAAACAATCAAAGAATTAACAAAAATAGCAGATTTAGAACACTCAAGAGGACTTCAATTCCTTAATAATGGACAACTTGAAAAATACACAAAATCTTACAAGTTGGTAACAGAATTAAATTTAAGAATAGAAACATTAAAATTAATAAAATAAATAACCTTAAAAACAAAACAAAATGAAAGCAACTATTAAATTAACAGAAATTACAAAATTAGATTTAACTGTACACGTAGCACATTTAATTTTAACTTTAGAAAACGAAGCAATTTCAACTAAAACTACTTTTTCAATGAAATCAACTGGAATGAGTTTAAGAGTAACAAGCGAGAATTCAGTTGGAGAATTAAAAGTACTTTGCGAATGGTTAAATACACCTTCAAAAGACGACAATAATTTAAGAGATAATGACGCAGAGATTAGAATATTTGCAAAAGAAATGATTAAAACACACAAAAAGTTAAACCAAAGTTTAAGTATATAACAATAACAAGGGAGGTTTAAAAGCCTCCCATTAATAACCTTAAAAACAAAACAAAATGAAAACTATTAAATTAACAGTAAAAGAATTAGAATTATTAAACGAAATTAAATTTGACCAAAACGAAGAAGGACATAGCGATTTCACAAACGAAGATGTAATTACAAAATCAAGGGCAGGAGTATTGGCTAATTTAATTAAAAAAGATTTAATTTATAACAGTTACGAAAATTTTACAGACGAAGATGGAATTAAAATGTGGTGTCTTACTTATAAAGGTGCTGACATTGTAGGAACACCAAACAGTTGGAAATAAAATAATAAAATTAACAAGGGAGGTTTAAAAGCCTCCCATTAATAACCTTAAAACAAAACAAAATGAATACAAAAGAACAATTAACAAAAGAATGTTTAGAAAGTTTATCTAAATTATCAAAAGAAAGATTATTAGAAGAAACAGAGCAACTTTTATTATCTTTAACTGAAAAATCACAAAATCCATTAAGAGATTTATTAAGATTAAAAAATTATTATACAAACAAATAAAAACAAAACAAAATGATTAAACCAATTAAATTAACAAAAGAGAAATACATTGAAACAATATTTCAACGCAAAGGAGAGATATTATCAATAGAAGAAAGAAACGATTACTGGACAGTAAATGTAAAACTAAAAAGTACTCTTGTTATTTGTGGAACTTACAACGCATTTACTTTAGTATTTGCAGAGCCAAGTAACGGAAAAGCAAGTTATATAGCAAGTAATGAAAAAGTCCAAATGTATATGGACGCTGGAATAATTTATTAATCTTAAAAACAAAACAAAATGGTAAAAACAAATTTTAGTAATCAAACAACAGACGCAGTATTGACAGAACACCAATACAGAGTCGAGGCTTTACAAAACAGAATTAAAGAATTAGAGGCAAAACTTGAAATTAACAATTTAAACTAAACAAAATGAATAGAGAAAAAGTAGCAGAAATGTATAAGCGTTATAATTTAACGAAAGACGATGTATTCCAGCACAAACATTATTTAATTATTACCAGAAGTGGAATATCTAAAATAAGTGCGTTAGAGGACATTAAAATAAAATATGACTCCATAGCATCAACTCCAGAGTTTTGCGTTGTTAAAGCGACTGCAATTAAGGGAGAGGAGCAAATAGAAACATTTGGCTCAGCAAAGTATGGAAAAAAGACTTGGAATGAAGAAACCAAAAAATATGTAGAAACGGGAAACACCTCGAGTTGGTATATAATGGAAATGGCAGAAAAGAGAGCATTCTCAAGAGCCGTTTTACAGATTTGTAATTTATACGAATTGGGAATTTTTGGCGAAGATGAGTCAGAAGAATTTAAAAAGAAATAATATGGAAGAATTATCAAATTGTTGTTATGCAAATAGATTGTATGACGAAACGGATATATGTTCAGATTGTAAAGAACACGCTGATTTTGAAGAAATAAAAAAATAAAAAAAATGAAAACAGAACTTACAGAAATACAAGACCAATTAAGAGTTTATTTATACTCTAATAATCAAGAGGAGATTGATAACGCAGAAGTTTATTTGCGAGGCGTACATAAAAGATACGGAACAGTCGATATTAAACAAATCAAAAATATTATAAAATGAAAAGCCTTGAGGAGATTTTAGAAAATATTACAAGAGTTGTTTCGACTTATGAAAGTGGACAATACAAAGATTTAAACCAGATGCAAAGAATATTAAGTACAAATATGTTTTTTCTTGCACAAAAGCAAGTTGAATACCACCAGAAATTTAACGCTGAATATCACTTGCATAAATCGACTGTAAATGCTCAAAAGCAAAAATACGCAGAGCAAGTTGTTCCAGAGCTTTATATGTGCCGAAAGATAATGGACGCATCAAAAAACGTTGCAATATCAATGCACCTTGAATTAAAAATGAATTAATGAAAAAACTAAAAGGAGTTGACGGAAAACTTGACATCGCTTGGAGTAAATTGGTCAAATTACGTGCTGGAAACAAATGCGAATATTGTGGTAAAACAACCTATTTAAACTCGCATCATATTTATTCCAGAAGTAAAAGGAGCGTCCGTTGGGACGTAAAAAATGGTATTTGCTTATGCGTTGGACATCACACTTTTAGCAGTACATTTTCAGCACACAAAACGCCTTTAGAGTTTGTTAAATGGCTGGAAAAATACAAAGGAACTGATTATATAGATAATCTTACTTTAAAAGCAAATAGTATAAGTAAATTGCATAAATTTGAAAAAGAGGAATTACTAAAACATTTAAACAATCAAATAATTAAATATGAACAAGACATTAATAAATCTTAAAAACCATTTAGACCAAGAGGCTGGAGTTGATATTTCAACTAGGAGCAGACATAGACCAATAGTTTTATTTAGAGTATTGTATTATAAACTGGCTTTAGACTTAACAAGCGAAAGCACAATAAAAATTGCTAAAGTTGTGGACAGAGACCATTCAACTATTATACATTCAAGAAATAATACTTTTGAATATATGATGAGTTTGGAGAAATATAGAAATTTATATAAAAAATATATGGCTCTTTACAATACGGAAGTAATTGACTTTACAGACGAGGAGAGCATTGAAATTCAACGATTGACAAATCAATTAAATAAGCAATTAGATAATGTCGCAGAGCTTGAAAGAATTGTTAATAGTATGGCTGGAGGCTTAACTAAAAACGAGAAAGAATATAGAACATTAACCAAAGAGCAAAAAATGGATTATGACGAAAGAGCTGGATTGTTTTTAAAAAGCCTTAAATGGAAAAAACAAAATCAAAAGGGAGAGGTTATTAATTGTGGCAATAATGTGACAGACGCAAGAGGAGTATTATAATGAATTGGGAACTAACAATACAATTTCATTATCCTCACGATAGATTTTTGGTAGGTTGGGAAGTTATCCAGCCTACTCAAGAATTTAATTACAGAACAATATCTATATATTTATTTATTGTAACTTTGACGCTCGATTTTTAAACAAAACAAATGAATGAAACACCAAACTATTATGCTATTTTACCAGCAAAGGTAAGATATGACAACCGACTGAAACCAAACGAGAAACTTTTATACGCTGAAATAACGGCATTGACTAACAAAACTGGAAAATGTTTTGCCTCCAATAGCTATTTTGCAAAGCTATATGACGTAACAACTCAAAGCGTAAGCAACTGGATAAGTAATTTAGTTAAATATGGCTATGTTGAAAGGAAAATAGTATATAAAAATGGTACTAAAGAAATCCTTAATAGGTATATAACAATTATTATAGAGGGTATAGAAGAAAACTTTAAAGATAATAATATAAATAATAATAATATATATATATGTCCAGAGCCAGAATTTGAAAAAACAGATGTTCAAAAAATAAAATATGGCAAAGAGGGATATAGTGAAAAAGAATTCTTAAAACACTGGAAAGAATTAAGCCCAAAATCATATATTTTAAAATTAGCAGAGCATCAACACAAGGCATTTAAAAAACTTTGTATATCTTACGGCAAACAAAACATTATTCAAGCCTTAAAAGGCTTTTATATGCAAAAAAACAAATTACCAATCACACTAGAAACACCAGACCATTTTTTAAAGGAAGAAAGTTTTCAGAAATACTATTCAGCTTACAAATCTAAAACCCAATTATATGACAAAACAAATAATAGATAATTACGAAATAGATTATCAGAAAAAAACACCAGCTTTAGATTTTGAAAATACCATTGTAAATCTAAACGAGAAAATTAAAAAGCCACCAATTATTTTAAGTTGTGGACGTAACAATTATAACAACAATCCAATAAAAGTTATGAGCGAGGGCAATTTATCAATGATTATGGGAGAAGAAAAAAGCCGAAAATCATTTTTAAAGAGTTTAATTGAGGCGTCAATCGTTGGAGGCAGAGCAAATAATTACACAAACGACTTACTCGTTGGACATTTAAACCCAAATAAATATATATTTTCAATAGATACGGAGCAAAGTGCATACGATGTTTGGTTAAATGGTAAAAGAGTGCCAGAAATGGCTGGAGGATTTCCAACTGTTTATAAAATGTTTAAATGGCGAGAAAAAAGCATTGACGAACGATTAGAATTACTGCATTATTTATTTATGGAAAGCGAATATAAAGATAATCTAGGTTTTGTAATGCTGGACGGATTTGTCGATTTTATAAAAGACTTTAACAGTCAGCACGAATGCTCCGAATTTATTGGTTTACTTATGAAATATAGTAGTTTAACTAAATGTCATATTTCTGGAGTTGTCCACGTCAATCCAAATAGCCAAAAGTCAAGAGGTCATTTGGGAACTATGCTCCAGCAAAAATGTGAAAATGTAATTTTAGTTAAAGACGAGGGAGAATTTTCAAGCGTAAAATGTAGGAGGTCAAGAGGCGATATGAAATTTGCAGATTTTACAATAAGAATAAATAATGACTGGCTACCATATATCAGCGAGGACACAATTGATGATAATTTAAAAACAATGTTTACATAATGACAAGACAAGACATAAATCAATTAATGACTGCTAGAAACGTTGGCAGAAAAATGAATGTTCAAGACGAAATTGCTTTAAAAAATATTATAAAATATTATAATAAAATACAAGAGCCAATCATTGATAAAAATTTACTATTTGCAAAACTGTTTATAGGCTATTTTAAGAGCGAAATAATAAGAACAGAGGGAAACTATAAATTGTCTATTGATAACATACTACGCAATCTTAAAATAAGTCTGGAGGAGAGTTATTATCTGTTTGCTACCGAATTAAAACAGATTGAAATACATAATATAAAACCAGAGATTAAAGAGTACGAGGAAATAATGGAAAAATTTAAAGACGAGAAGATAATTAATAGACTTAAAAACTTGATACAAGAAATAATTACTGACTATTAAATAAAAAAAGTTATCAATATGTTTGGTGGATAACTTATGTTTACATATATTGCACTATGCTTAACAAAGAAAAGCACAAAAACAAAACGTAAAACACTAAAAATCAACAATTTATGAAAGCAGTAACAAGACAAGAATTTAGAAAATTAGAAAGCGAAAAAATAGGGGAATACAGTTGGTACATACAATGTGCTACACTACAACAAGAGGTAGCTTTATACGAAAGAATAACAAGAGAATTAAAAAAAATATACCAAGTAGTAAAATAACAATAAAAGGGAGGTTTAAAAGCCTCCTTTAATAACTCTAAAAATCAACAAATTATGACAACAGAATTTAAACTAAACTACATCGAAAGCAAATTAAGAAAATCTGGAAATAAATTACCAAATTCTGAGATAACTTTTATAGCAAGTCAATTATTGAGTCAATGTAATAAATTAAACAAATCAGTTTACGATTTAGAAATAATATAAAACTAAAAAAAAGGGAGGTTTAAAAGCCTCCTTTAATAACTCTAAAAACAAAACAAAATGAGAAAATCAAAAAAAGAAAGTATCGGAGCGAAAGCTGGAAAATTATTTAAGAAATTAACAAAGTGGTTTTTAATCTTTGCATTATGCTACTTTGCATTCAGAGTATTTGCATCAATTTTATTTAACGTATAGTTATGAGCTGGGACGATTTTTTAAATCCAAACGAACAATCAGAGTATGAATGCTCAGAATGTGGAGTAGCAATGGAAAAAGATAAGGGCGTATGCTCTGGAACTTGTTTTGAAGCCTCTTTATTATGAAAGAAGAAGATATTGTAAATAAAAATATGCAATGGAGAATATGCGACTGCTCTTTAAATGTTGACAGTTGCTTATGCAAAATAGAAACCAATAAAACAGAATAAAATGAAAAAATTAATTAAATGTATTGAAACAAGAGAAGATTATTTTATGATAATTATTAGAGAAATAAATCTTGGAGAATTTGAGAAAAGCGAGTTAAGAGAAATTATAGAAAAAATTGACAATGAAATTTAAGAACTTAAAAGTATCATTCACAATAAATATTTCAGAGCAAGATTTTATCCAAGCCGAGAAATTTTTATATGACAATTTTGACGTTAGAGATTATAGAATACTCCCAGACACAAAAAATCTTTATGAGTCAGATAAGGCCTTCCAAAAATTAATAGCTGAAAAGAAAAAAGCGTCAAGAGTTATAAATGAGTATATAAATAATCATTACAATAAATTATGAATTATAATAATGATTTTAGATTTGATTTAAAGGTTGGTCAAATAAAAGAAAAAGAACTTGGAGATATATTTAATAATAAAAAAATTGAAGTTAAAAACGATTTACAAGCTATAAAAACTGGTAATATTTTTATAGAATATGAAAGCCGAAATAAAAAATCTGGAATTAGTACAACTCAATCGGACTATTATTGTTTTGCGTTTAATGAAATATTTGTTTTAATTAATACAGAAAAATTAAAGATTATATGCAGAAAATATATAGGAACAAAAAATGATATTTTAGGAGGCGACAATAATACTTCAAAAGGGATTTTATTACCAATAAATAAATTATTAATTTAAAAACAAAACAAATGGAAAGAAGTACAACACTAATGAAAATTGCATTTAGAATTTATGACAAATGCGTAACTGAATTAACAGACGAAGAAAAAAATCACGTAAATGATATATACGAGGATTTTTATTAATAATTAAAACAAAAACAAAATGGAAAAAAATAATGAAAACACGATGAAATTATTTGTAACTTCAAATTATGGAATGTTCAAAAGCCATATTACAAATAGAAATTTACACGAAAAAACAGTTTTACAAATGATGAAATCCATTGTTAAATATGGTTTAATTCAACCAATAATAGTTTCGAGCGACGGATATGTTATTGACGGACAACATAGACTGTCTGCATCAATGAGATTAAATTTACCAGTAACTTATGTTGTTAATTACAAAATAAGTAGTAAAGCAGTAATGGAGGCAAATAATACACAACGTAAATGGACTTCTGATGACTGGATAAAGCATTATGCAGAACAAGGAAACGCAGATTATAAGTTATTAAGAGAGAAAATACAATATTGGGATAAAATTTTTACAAGTGGAAAAGTACAACACGCATATTATGAAACTGCAATGAGCGTAAGCACACCAATTAAAAACGGAACTTATAAATTAAACGAAATACTTGGAGACCAATTATTAGATAATTGTTGCAAAATGAAACAGATTTTTTCAGATGCTTTTCATACAAGGTTTGTAAGAGCTTTAAAAACTGTAATGACTAGAAACGATAATTTTAATATTGATATTTTATTAAAAAATTCTACTAAAAAGAAACTACATTTTTTCTATAACGAGGCAGACGTTGTTTATGAAATTATTGAGGTTTATAATTTTAAAATAAATAAAGAATATAAAATTGAATAAATTATGAAAACATACTTTAAAGAAAGTGAATTTGACAGTCCAGATTTAAAAGGCTCTGGAAGTAAAATGAAAGCAGAGTTATTAGCTAAATTAAATATGGCACGTCACAACGCTGGTATTCCATTTAAAATAAATAGTGGATATAGAACATCTAAACATAATAAAAAGGTCGGAGGAGCGTCTCAATCAAGTCATTTAAAAGGTTTAGCAGTTGACATAGCTTGTAATTATAGCACAGACAGATTTATAATAGTTAATGCTTTATTAGATGCTGGAATAAATAGAATTGGAATAGCAAAGACTTTTATACATTGTGACGTTGACTGCGACAAACACGAAAACGTTATTTGGGTTTATTAATTGTGGATAAAAAATAACAAAACATAAAGACATTAAATATAGCAAAGTTTATATTTGAATAATAAATCTTCAAAATAGTTGATTTGTTTTGTTTTGTTTTAAGACGCTTAAACCTCTCAAGTTTAGGCGTTTTTGTTTTGTTAATAACTTTTACCTAAATTTGAACAAGTCAGATAAAATGCTCAAGGAGTTAGCAAAAAACGATAGCAAGTGGAGAGAAATGGCTTATTACATTTGTAATAGGGACAAACAACTTGCTGACGATATTACTCAAGAAATGTATTTTTTGGTAATGGACAAACAAAACGTAACGGCTGGATATATATTTACAACTCTTAAAAACTTATTTAGAGCTAAAATGAATAAGGCAAAAAAAGAGCCAGTCAGTTTAGAAAGTTTTTATTATATAGAAGACAGTACGAAACAATTTGAGCCGACAGACGCAGAGCAAAAGATATTAGACAAGGCACAAAATATTAAATGGCATAGGCTGGAATTTATTAAGGAAAGTTACGACCGAAGTAATAGAGAAATTGCAGAGACATACGACATAAATTATGGCTTTGTATTTAGAGAAACAAAATTAGGCATTCAAGAAATATTAGACGAAGATTATTATAAATATAAAAACAGTAAATTAAAATGGCAAAAAAACAAGTAAGGAAGAAAAAAGGAACAAAAGTAAAAGTGACTCCACAAGGTCTTGGCGACGTTGTAGAAAATGTATTGGAGAGTAAACCAATTAAACCATTAACTAAAGTTATTAAAAAAGCTATATTTAAAGACAATGACGATTGTGGTTGTGAGGAGCGTAAACAGAAACTAAATAAATTGTTTCCAATAAGACGCAAACCAGTTAGATGTTTTACAGAGGATTTATATAAAAGATATTCAAATTATATTAAGAATAGAACTTTAAAGCTTTGGAATGACAAAGAGATTGATTTACTGATTGAGTCTTACGCTTATATATTTGCGACACAATATCAAAAAACAGACTTATGTAAAAACTGCAATGGAAGTGGAAAACTACTTTTAAAAATGAGCAACGAATTAGATAAAGTACATCTTAGTTATGAAAGCTAAAAATTACACAACTAAACAAAGGTTATCTGTATTGGAGACAGTAGTCTCAAAACTTTATGTTAAGATTACAGAAATGGACGAAGAATTAAAGGCTTGTCGTAACGAAAAAAAAATTGATTAAACAATAAACTATCAATTATGGACAAAAGAAAAAACAACGGAGGTAAAAGAGAGGGAGCTGGAAGACCAAGTAAAGCAGACGAACTCAAATTGATTGAGAAGTTAGATAAACTTATTGATAATGAAAAGGTCATTGAAACTTTAGGTAAACAGATATTTAAAGGAGATAGCAGAGCAATGTCATTATACTTTGGTTACAGATATGGTAAACCAAAAGAAACAGTTGACATAAATTCCAGTGAGGGTTTTAATATAAACTTTAAAGATATTATTAAATTTAAGTGATTGAGATACATAGAAAATTTGAGCCAATAAAAACATCGAATGCAAGATATTTTATTGTTACTGGAGGTCGAGGCTCAAGTAAATCATATTCTATAAATACATTATTATTACTTTTAACTTACGAGGCTGGTCATACAATCTTATTTACAAGACTAACTTTAACCTCTGCATACGTTTCAATAATACCAGAGTTTTTAGATAAAATAGAGACTCTTAATTTAGAGGAGCATTTTAATATTACTAAAAGCGAAATAATAAACAAACTTTCTGGGAGCAAGATTATTTTTAAAGGCATTAAAACTTCGAGTGGAGACAATACGGCATCGCTTAAATCTTTGACTAATATAACGACTTGGATTATGGACGAGGCAGAAGAATTGGTTGACGAAAATATCTTTGACAAAATAGATATGTCAGTTAGAAATAACAAGAAAAAAAACAGAGTTATTTTAATTTTAAATCCAGTCACAAAGGAACATTGGATTTATAGCAGATTTTTTCAAGACAAAGGAGTCCAAGCTGGAAGTAACACAACAAAAGGAAATACAAATTATATTCATACTACGTATTTAGACAACAAAGAGAATTTATCAAAGAGTTATTTAGAGCAAATTGAAAATCTTAAATTAAATCGACCAAGTAAATATCAGCATCAAATGTTAGGAGGCTGGTTAGAAAAAAAAGAGGGCGTTGTTATCACGAATTGGGAATATGGAAAGTTTAATCCTAAAGGAATACAAACTATATTCGGTCAAGATTACGGCTTTAGTATAGACCCAACTACGCTTATTGAAGTGGCTATTGATAAAAGAGATAAAATAATTTGGGTAAAAGAGCATTTATATAAAGCAAAACTAACTACAAGCCAGATAGCAGAAATAAATAAATCTTGTGCTGGTAATAGTTTAATCATTGGAGATAGTGCCGAGCCAAGACTTATTCAAGAGTTAAACAATCAAGGTAATAATGTAATGGGAGCAATGAAAGGACAAGGCTCAATATCTTTAGGAATTAGTTTGCTATTAGATTATAAATTAATCGTTGAGGTTAACAGTACAAATATTGCAAAGGAGTTGAATAATTTTACTTATGCAGACAAAAAAAGCAAATTATTTGTTGACGATTTTAATCATACGATTGACCCATTGAGATACGTTGCCTCTTATGTTTTAGGTAATCAATTCGGAATAGAAATAAGATAAATAACAAAAACTTAAAAATTTTATTATTAGTATATGAAAGTCAAAGTAACATTACCAGAAAACAATAGCGATATTACATTATTGCAGTTTCAGAAGTACGAAAAGTTGACAAGGAAAAAAGGTTTAACCAGTAATGAGTTTAGCAAAAGAGCAGTTAGTATTTTTAGCAATTTAAAATATAATGATTTGCAAGGAGTTAAGCTATCTGATTTTACGGACATTGTAGAACAAATTACAAATGCTTTAAATACAGAAGTAGATTTTACAGATAGATTTTTTTTAGACGGAGTTGAATATGGTTTTATTCCAAACCTCAACGATATTACTACGGCTGAATATGTGGATTTAGTTGAATACGATACAAAGCCAGAAACACTAAACAAAGTAATGTCTATATTATTTAGAAGAATAGAGTCAGAGGACGTATTTGGCAATTATAGTATTATAAACTATACTGGCACAAAAGAAACGTCACAAATAATGTTACAAATGCCAATGAATATTGTAAATGGTGCTTTGGTTTTTTTTTCGAGTTTATCGAGGGAATTAAGAATAGCTATCCAGAAATATACACAAAAGGAAATACGGAGGGTGCAAAAACAACAAGATACTTTGAAAAATGGGGTTGGTACGCAACAATTGTGATGTTAGCAGATGACAATTTATTAAATATGGAAAAAGTTTTTAAAATACCAGTACATCAAATGCACACTTTTTTAGCACACAAATTTGATAAAATGACTCAAGAAGAAAAGTTGAGACGAGGAAATA